ATACTGGAAAGTGGATATGGGCTGTGAATCGCCTCGAAGAGGAGCTTCTCGGCACGGGTCCACTTTTTGAACAAATCCAGTACGATCCGTCTCCGGAAGAGCGTATACCAATTGATTCATCAGATCAAGAGTCAATTGGTAAAGTCGACGACCAATTTGTCTATGACTCAGGAAGATTGAAGGAGACCACTTTGCGGTTCTACTTTGATCTCCTTAATCAGGCAGAGAAGGGAAGCGACTTTTGTGCTGATCCAGTCGCTCTTCCGGAAGCCCTCAAAATCCGAGTAATTACTCGGGGCCCACCACTAGCTCAATTTGCTATGAAGCCTCTACAAAAATTCCTTTGGCGTACGTTTAAGGAATCTCCTTGTGGTCGTCTTGTTTCAGAGCCTGAGTCTTATGAGTTTCTGCATGACCGCTTATCGGCAGGTATCTCCCTTATGGGGAGAGACCCGTCGTTTCGCGTTCTTTCAGCTGACTACGAGGCAGCTACGGATAATCTCCGTAGTATTGTCTCGAACGTGATAGCCGAACAAATTTCTTTGCGCTGCGGACTTTTGAAGTCCGAAAGCAAGTTATTTATTCGGCTGCTAACACGTCATAATCTCGAGGCTGTGAATCCAGACACTGAGGAGTTGGAGCAGTTTCAGCAACAAAATGGACAGTTGATGGGTTCGATCGTTTCATTCATCGTTTTGTGCATCGCAAATACGGCCATCCTTAGATGGGCGGAAGAGGTTGCACATAAACGTCGAATCTCTCTTAAGGCGTCCTCGACTATTGTCAACGGAGATGACGGTCTCGCAGTCCTTAACGATCGTGGTTATCGTGCGTGGGTTAAGTTAGCTAACTATATTGGTATGAAGCCTTCCCAAGGGAAGGTCTACTACTCAAGAAGTTATTTTAACATTAATTCACGGGGATACTCACTTGATCATGAGGCTGGATACCGATCGTCCCGCGGCAATGTCCGAGTCGCGCCCTTTAAAGAGATTCCGCATATAAATATGGGCCTTTTATATGGATTGAAGCGGTCGGGAGGGAGGGTCGATCCTTTAGGGATCGATGGTCTAGGTGCCGTGTGCAGTGCTCTCTTAAAGGACACACCCCATGACTTGCGTTTTACGGTCCGTGGCAAGTTCATCCAGCATAATCGTGCACAGCTCGATTCTACACGTTTACCGTGGTTCATTCCACAGTGGGCGGGCGGTCTCGGGCTGCCTCATCTTGATGAGGACGAGGCTCTTCTAGATCGGAAGATGCTTCGTGGCATGATGCTTAGCTGGTCCAGTTTCAAGACGCG